CGTTTAAATAATTCAGTGTTCTTCACTTCATTTGTTTTTGAATCAATAAACCTAGCCAAAAAATTGTCTAATTTATCAGGTAAAGCAGTATAATTTTTAATATATATATTGTTTTTTTTGGCTTCAACACCGGCTCGTTGTAAAACATGCAATATTCTCTTTTCAAAATCTTCATCGCTCATTGAATCTTTGTATATGACTTCATTAGCAACAGTTATATCAGCCATTTTTGTGTTTTGTTCTTGATTTTCATCAACGTCTTTTAATGCATTTTTATCATCACTCACACCAATATATTTGTTGGGTCGCAGATATTTGTTATGAAACCCAAAAGGATTTCTGGTAACGTATAATGTTTTTTTTACAGATGAATAATCCAAATAATCCAGCAATTTTTCTCTCGAAAATAAATCCCTGAAAAACTCAACATCGAGTTTTGTTTTGGTTTCTGAACCTGCTCCAGACTCAACCTGAATAGGAATCTCCCATGTCTTGATATACCCACGTAAAATATTAAACAAAATAGCAATTTCATTTGGATAATTCACAATAGGTGTACCAGTCAATAAAACAACTCGAGCATTTCTAGCACTTAATAACATTTCGTATAGTTTCAAAAACATGGCGCGAGGAAGATGTTCTTTATTTCCATGTTTATCAATAGGAACATCTTTTTCTTTACCTAATTTATTGACAATTCTACTAATAAAATTATGTGCTTCATCTATTATTATAACCTTATCATCAAAAATATTTCGAGTAAAGTTTTTAGTTAGTTCTTTTAATTTTGGTGTCCGCAAACCGTTGTAATTTATAAAAGAATATTTTACATGAATCATTTCGTCGATTTGATCTTCTAAACTTTTTTTCTTAGCATAATTTTCGGCTATTTCTGTGTAATTGCTTGGTTTACTAACATTCACTAACCATGCACCACGTTTCTTTTTAATATATTCAACTGGTAAATGCAAAATGCTGGATAGTGTTTCTATATAATCTGGGTTTTTTTCCACGGAAATCCATTCCCAATATTGATTGCGTTTGTATAAAAAATCACCCGCTTTTTTTAATTCTTCCATGTAGTTATCTCGAAGAGAAGCAGGAGTCATTACCAATATTTTTTTAACTGTTTTCATACCTTCAGCAATCGCAATCGAACTGGCTGTTTTTCCACTACCTAAGCCGTGATACAACAATAACCCACGATATGGTGTATATAAATTAAGATAATCTCTGACAATTTTTTGATGCGTTAAGAGAGAAAAGGTTCCTGATCCAACACCAATATTATCACAAGATATTGGATTTGTTGATTCTTCTTTTGCTAATTCTTGTGTATATTGTTCAAACAAAGAATTAATGAAATTGACGAAAATTTCACGATTATTCAAATAATAACTTGATACTTTGTGGACAATTTGATTTTCATTGGTTTCATTGGCTTCATTGGGTTTTTTAATTGATTTACCAAGTCGTTCTACAGTTTTTACTTTTCCTATTTCTACGTATTCATCCGGCTCCAAAATGACAATAGTTCCAGATTTATCACTTTTATCAGTTTTTGTTTTTTTTACTTTTAGGGTTATTTCGTCTTCTTTTGCATTCTCTTCCATATTTTCTCGTTCTAATTCTTCTGAACCCAATATTTTCTCTCGTATATCGCGAATAGTTTCCAATTCTTTCTTATCTTCTTCAATTTCTAGTAATATTTTTTTCTTTAATTTTGTAGGTGGTGGTATTGATGGTATTGATGGTATTGATGGGTTGGGTGATTTGTTTGGATTTTCTGTTTCTATAACAATAGTAGTTGGCTGTTTTGTTTCAATAACCTTTTCAATGTTTGATTTTAAAGTCATTTTTTTCAATTTGTTTGCCATTATTTTTTCTCTCAAAGCATTTGTATCATAGTTAGCATCGATTTCTTCTGTTATCATAGGAATTTTAACATTAGTTGTTTTTGTAGAATTTGGAGATTCATTATTTTTATAAAAATTTCTTCCAACATTTACACGAACGATTTCTCTATGAATATCCTCAGCGTTAGGTTTATTTTTTAATTCTTCTAAATAATTCATGGTATATTGTATGTTGTATGTTGTATATTGTATATTGTATCTTATTTATATTATCTAATATAACTTGATAATATAAATTATTTTGACAATTTTTGTCTTATTGTTTACTGAATTGAATTGAATTGTATTGTATTGGTATTTTATCAACGTAAAACAATACCCAAAATTCTTTGATACAATAATATTCCAGCATCTTGAATTGGTAATATATAAGCAAATGTGTTTCCGGTATTGTTATGAGAATGCCATAATCCTGGTGGAGTAATAAACATCTCTCCTTCTTTCCAATTTACTTTTGTAGGATTGACAATATTTCCTTTTTCATCTAATTCTTCACCTAGTAGTGTATATATGTTTTCAGAATCAATACAACTAATACATAAATCTAATGCTACTGAATTATGTTTATGTGGTCGTTGAACCGTATTTGGAGGCAGTTCATTGTACAATGCCCATAAAACAGGTGTTATTGTATTTACACCCAATTTTTCAGTGTCTTTATTACTCAATAAAATACCCTTTCTGTTATTATTTGGATTTGATAAACAATGTAACCGTTCCAATAAAAAATCTTTTGTATAAACAGCTGATCTAAATATTTTTTTATCTGGTCTACTTCCTAAATAATTCATGAGTGGACTATCATTTATATAATAAATTTGCAATTCTTTTTCGCTAGTATTTTTTATAGATAATACAGTAAACAGTGGAGAAACTAATATATCACCATCGTTTACTATAAAATCTTCCTCGTCTAAAATTATTTCACATGTTCCTTGTAATACATAAAACAAATGAGAAGTCCCATTAATAAAGTTATTATTAGATCTTGTGTTTTGTGAATAATTTTGTATTTCCAAAGAATCATCTGTGTCTATTTTTATAAAACTAGCCAATAAATTGGGTGTAGTTGATTTATAATCTATATTGTACAAATTAGAAAAATCAATAAAATTAAATCCAATATCGCAATCTTTGATATTTTTGTTGAATATTGGTATTCCGTCTAATTTTGGATTTACGTTTTTTTCATATTCATGAACGGATATATATTCATTCATTTCTTTTTCTCTATTTTCTCTATTTTCACCATTTTCACCAATAGTCATATCTAACAATCAAAGTTTTTATAATATACGTTATTTTGTAACGTAGTTTTATTTTTATATCCTTTTATTTTTACTTTAATGTTTTCTATCACGATGAGATCCGTGAATTTCAAAAAAAGGATCAATATACGTAAATGGGAGCAATTTTATTTCTTCATACCGAGCGTTCATTTGTAATATTCTCTCAACACATTTATTTTTATCTAGTTTTATATCGTTATCTAGGAGGTTTTTATTAAACATATCGTTTAACCTTATGTATATTGTATTCACTATTTCAGTAAGTGAATTTTGCTCTGTTTCATTCAATTCATTATAATCAAACGCAATAACATTTACGTAATCTTTGTATCGATTTTCTATAGTAAGATTTTTATCATTTCTCTCTGAACAAACAAAAAATAGATTGTATTGTTTGCCGTAGTTTTCAATAAGTTCATCTATATTTATTTTATGTGTTTTTACTACAATCAGATTATCAAAATTTTTTTCGATATTTTGAACCCCTTGATTTTCTTTTGCTATTTTTTTATCAAATAATTCAGGAATTATTCCATATAATGCATTCACTAACAGTGTACTTGCAGTATGTTTTGGTGACGTCTGAATAATGAGAATTTTCATTTTATATTATACATATATTTTTTAGAAAATTGTATTTGTACGTTTAGATATTAGTTACTAGAAAATTCGATAATATCCAATGCGCGTCTACATGCTTCCTGTTCGGCCTTTCTTTTAATTTTATGTTGACCATTACCTAAAAGTAAGAATATTTTTTCGTCTTTCGTTAATAATTCTCGTATTGATTGAAATGATTTTAGCGCAGTATTTGTATGAATCGAAATTGCATTATTGAAATCCATATTATGAATGGATTGGCCTAAACATAAAAACACACCCATTTTATATCCTAATTCTACGTCGTGTTCCATCTCAATATAATGTGGTGTCACTTTGAATTCTTTTTGAATTTTCACTTGAAGTAAGTTTTTATAATTATCATCATTTTGTATGAGCGCAATCCAATCAATGTGTTTTTCAAATACATTTTCAACGAATTTTTGTGCCATTTGAAATCCCGGTCCAGTAACAAATACATTAGTAAACCATTTGTCTTCATCTTTTATTTCGATTTTATTGAAATCTAGAAACATTGCACCAATAAAGGCCTCAAAAAGACATCCTAGTTTCTTGAGATGTGTTCTTATCTTTTTTTCTTCTGCATGTTTTGATAAAATAAACCATTTATGAAGACCCATTTCTAATGCTATTTTTCCTATTGCTTCATTTTTAACAATTGCAATTTTTTTTTCAGTCATAAATCCTTCATTTTCTTTAGGAAAACGTCGATATAAATAATATTTAGTAATAAGTTCCAAAACTCCGTCGCCTAAGAATTCTAGTCGCTCATTCGACTTTGTTTTTAATGACATACAATCATCAGGACGTTCCATAATTGTAATATTTTGTGTCAAATTTTCAAATTGTGGACGTTTGGTATAAGAACGGTGAACAAATGCGCGTTTATACAAATTAACATTGTTTATGATAGGTGGTATATTATATTTAGAAAGAATAGATTGAACCTCATTCAATGTAATCTCAATATTTAAGTTGTTATAGGGATTAAATACCAACTCGGTTTCATCATGCACGTTTTTGATTATGTCAATATCATCGTCGTGAAGAAATTTATGTTCCATGGTATATATGATAATTAGTTTACTTGTATATTTAGTTATTATGTAACCTTTATATATTTTATTTATTGGTTATAAAAGAGAAACAATTATTAAAATCATTTTTTTTATTAATAAAAAAAAATATTATACTAGTATATATTATAATTAAAATGGTTTACATGAGTGGTTCAACCCGTGCAAGACACACTGCATCTATTACAAATTTACCTACCTGTGGTGGTGATAAAAAAGGAGGTTTAGCTCCAACTGGTACATCTTTTTTTGTACCAAGTAACCCAAGTAATATTGGTGCTACAAACACAACATATGGTCTAATATGTTGTGGCAATTATAGTAGTTCATCTCAATCAACTGTTAGAAGAGTAATGAGAGGTATGATGGGTTAAGTAATATGTTACTATTATTTATTAGAAAAAATAATCAATTTATGAAAAAAAGATTTAATGAATTTTTCATAAATATTTCATAAATGGAAAATATTTCAGAAATACAAATTTGCATAGATAATCGAGAGCGCGATTTACATAAACAAATTCAATATTATTTAGATTCATTGGATTTATTTAGCAATAATGATAATAAATCACATGGAAAAATTAAATTAACAGTTGAAAGTAAACCGCTTCCCATTGGTGATGTTATTCTGAAAACGATTTCTAAAAGTGAAACTACTGAAACTACTGAAACTACTGAAAGAAACGAAACCGAAGAATTAATCATAGAGAGAAAATCTATTTCAGATTTAATGTCTAGTATTAAAGACGGTCGTTATGAGGAACAAAGTTTCCGATTAAATGGATCAAATGTTCATAATCATAATATTGTATATTTAATCGAAGGTGGCATTTTAACGCAATCATCAGGACAATATAATAAGTATATATCGAAAAATAATAAAGAGACTGATAAATTTACTGCATATTCTGCTATTTTTTCGTTGAATTATTATAAAGGATTTTCTGTAATAAGAACTGTTTCTTTAGAAGAATCCGCGTTGTTTATTTGTAATTGTGCAAATAAATTAAGAAAGGGAATTATGGATAAAAAAAAACCTTATTATAAAAATGTTACCAATTCAACCATTGTGAATAATACAGATAACACACATAACACACATAACACACATCAGACAAATAATAATGAAGAACAATTGGAAAACAACATTCATTACTCACATGTAATAAAAAAAATTAAAAAAGACAATATTACACCTAATAATATTGATGAAATTATGTTATGTCAGATACCAGGAATTAGTTCAATTACTGCAGTAGTCATAATGAATAAATTTCATACTCTAGAGAATCTGATTAAAAACATAAAAGAACACGGTAATTCCTGTTTGAGTGAAATAACATATACAAATAATGATAAAAAAAGAAAAATATCCAAATCATCTATTGAAAATATAATGAAATTTTTAGTTAATAAAAATTAAAATT